CCCGACCCGCACCCCAGTCCGTGCGTAGTGCCGTCCGTGCTGCTGGACGGGTCTTGCGTAGGGGGGAAGGCGATTGGCTGCGCCACCGCCTGCGGCTGCCCTCGGCCGTCCATGCAATAAGCCGACCCATCAAGCAAATACTCTTTGCCTTGTGGGCCAGCCTCTGGAGCGCGGCCTATGCAGTGAGGGTGAATGCTGATCACTGGCGTCTGCCCCTCATCCAATGTGCTGTTGATGCCCTTGTGCATCCGGGCGGTCAAGCAGTTGCCGACCTCATAAGGCTGCACCACCATCGCCTCGGCCTCTACTCTTTCGTTGTTTGTGCGACTGAAAGGAGGGCCAATTCCAACGCCTCTGGCAATGCCTTCTTGCGCTTCTCTGCTCGGCGCAGAATCCCGGCGCACGCCGTCGAGCTCAAAAAGAACCTTGACGGGATCGAAGTCGTCTCGAGCACTTGCGACAACGAACACACGGCGGCGTCGTTGGGCCACTCCGAAATATTGGGCGTCGAGGACGCGCCACGCGACTGCTCTTTTGGGGCCAGACACATAACCAGCGTTCGTCCATTTTCCCCCTGACGGCTCAAGCTCGCCATCTTCGCCGGCAACTCCAGCCAAAAAGCACCCGAAGGCATTGTCTTTGGTGCTGAGGACTCCGGGCACGTTTTCCCAGAAGACGATTGAGGCTTGCTCTCCTCGAACAGATCGAGCATGGTCAATTGCATTTGCGATACCTACAAAAGTGAGTGAAAGATTTCCCCGAGCGTCATCAAGGGAGTTTCGAAGTCCTGCCACCGAAAAGGCCTGGCAGGGTGTGCCGCCACAGAACACGTCTGGGGCTTCGATCTCGCCCGATAGGATGCGCTCTGGCAGTGTGGTCATGTCGCCCAAGTTGGGAACATTGGGGTAGTGGTGGGCCAACACCGCGGAGGGGAAAGGCTCAATCTCTGACAGCCATGCGGCCTGCCACCCGAGCGGATGCCATGCCACTGATGCGGCTTCAATGCCGCTACAAACAGAACCAAATTTCATTGCTGCGTCCATGAAATAGCCCTCTTGAAAAATTTTTGTCAAAAAAGTGAATTTTGAATTTTGGTCTCCGGCTCACAATGCGGACTGCACCAAATCGTCTCGCCGGCACTATTAGCCACAGCCTCATCGGTGGTGGCATAGCCTGTCCGCGCCGCCCATTTGCGCTTAGTCCAGCCGTGAGCCAGCAGGGCGTCATGCTCCCCGGCGTGGCCACAAATCACAATGCGCAGCATCGGGTTGTTGCCATTGGCCGCGCACCATGCGCCTACCTCTGCAGCCAAATTGGTACCAACGCCTCCAGCCGCATAATCCATCCCGCCTCGGAAATATGGCGGGTCAAAAAACACACCAGTCAGGCCGTGCCGGACGGTCACCGAATCCGCGACCACTCGCGACCAATCGCCACATGCCACGCGCACATCGCGCAGACGCTCGTGCAACGCCCAAAACCACGAATGAATGAAGGCGCTGCGCTCGCCATCGGTTTGTCGGTTGATGCCCTGCCCCGCACTCAGGTGCGGAAGTTGTCGGTTGATACCCTGCCCAGCACTTTTTACAAACCTGTCGTCGTCTCCCAGAACCCAAGGGCCGTCGCCACTGCACCAACCGGAGCCAATCCAATTGCATGCCCCCCAGCACCACCATCCTGCGATTTTGGCGTCAAAAAACTCTGGGTCGGCGTGTAATTTTTTGGTTAAATCCTCAGAGTGCCGCACCAGCCAAGAGTGCCGCGAAAACAAATCGACCTCATTGCACGGCCAGTCTGCATAACGCGCCACTGCCTCAGGGTCAGCATGGATCGCCCTCCAAAAATTGGCCACAAATCCATCCGCATCGTTGATCGTCTCAATCCGTTTGCCCTCAGGGGCTCCCAGCAACATGGCGGCGCTGCCCGCAAACGGCTCAACGTAGTTTTGTACTGCTCCCAACGCCTGCCAAACCACGCCACACGCGTTGGATTTCCCGCCGAAATAAGGAAACGGTGCTTGAAGATTTTTGGTCATTTCGCTCCGCCGTTGACGTACAATTTTATTTTTTTAATAGCGTCTTCACACCCCATGGCGTAGACGTGTGCATAACCGTTTTTACGCACCACATCCTCAAACAATTTTTGATGTTTTGTAGCCGAGCCGCCCTTGATGCGCTTTAGCTCAACAAATAACCCATGCGCTCCGCCGGCGGCAAACGGCAAAAACAAATCGGGGACGCCAGGGCGTACCCCCTCGCGCCTGAGTCGCGCCGCTGTGGTGATATGTCGTTTGCCGCCGTTGGGTATGGCAAAAATCGTGTTGTAGGGCGCGCCTGCCATGAGGCACCACTGGATAAAAGCGATTTGCTCATGCGTCTCCAGCGGAGTGAGGTTGCGTTTAATCGACGGCATGGCCGCGCTCCTCTCGGACTACCAGCGGCATGGTCGACCAACAAATTTGCCTCTGCAATCGCGTTGATTTTTTTGTCGCGTCTTGTTTTGCTCGATCTGCGTCCCGCGCAATCCACGCAAGCGCGGTCTCTACCCGTGCGCGTTTAATGTGCAAGGTGCAGGCGATGAGGGCGGGGTCGGTAATGCCCTGCTCGACCAATTTTTTAATCGCCGCTTTCATCTCAGCCCCAACTCGTACCGATCCTCCGTATGCCGGCCAAACGTGCCCTCGATCTGCACAACATCGGCAGAGTCAAACCACCATTTTGGATTGGTTTTTATAGCCTGAAAAATAATTGGGCCAACGTCGCGCCCGTTGATTTTGGGTATGCAATCGTTGTCAATTTCCAACACAATTTTCATTTTTTTCAGCCCCTCTCGATTTGTAAAAATGGGTCGTGCACACCTCGGTCGCGCTCAATGACGCGATTGATCATGGCCTTCACGTCTGGCGAATGTTTGACCTCACCATCGAGCCAGCGGCGTTTAGCCCGATACGCCCAAGCGAGCGTCGGGGCGCTAAATCCACGCGCTACAGACGCCATACAGCGGGCCTTAGCGGCCAAAACGTCAGGGGCTCGAGTGTCTACCGCGTCAACGGATTTTGATGGCTTGTAGGCCGCTGTAGTAAGCGCAGGGCGCTGATCCTGAATTAGCTCAAGAAACTCCGGCAGGGTCGGCGGCCATTTTTTGGTCGTGAGCGCGTTGACGGCAGCGGCGATTTGGTCAATCGGATAGGCAGCGATTTCCTCCGACCAGCATTTTTTAACGTCGGCGGGGTTGATGCCCGCCCATTGATCGGCAAATTTAGAGCCGTACATCAGCGCCATGCGAGCGAATAACCGCTCAACGGTTTTGGTCGCGGTCGCCGCGTCTAGTCTGGTGTTGACGCTCATATCTCGCCACCGACCAGACCTGCGATTGTACTGGCTCGCCGATCCTGTTTTGTTTGCTGATTTTGTCCGAGCGTTTGATTTTTTCGGACTCCGCCCCAATCAGCTCGGCAGCAATTTCTGAACGCGGCGTCAAAACTTGCATATTTCGCACCGTTTGCCAAACAATAATCCCTAAAAAAATCGTAATGCGCGTCCGCGTCGTACCCGTTTGCATGGCACCACGCCAATAGTTTTGCATCTGGTGCCCAATCTCCTATTAGTGTTTTTTTGCTCATAGTCGCCTCATGTTTGCTTGTTTGTTTGTCCTGCCTGACCCTAGATTGCGCGGTTCGCCGCTCCCATGCCCCCCCTACCCCCCAGGGGGAGAGAGAGCAGGCACCTGACCCTGAGTCGACGTCGGACAGCGCCCCTGCGGGCCCCCGGCTTTGCAGCCCCGCGATTGCTCGCGCCCAGCCCACGCCCGCGCATGGCTCCCTCGTGCTGATTTGTTGCTGAGGGATTTTAAGACAAAAAAAAACGACCTTTAGGGGAGAGGCCCGGTGCACAACGCCGGGCAGGGCCTAAGCCCCTTAACTCTCGCCTAAAAATCGTTTGATGCTGACTGTGCAATCAACTAAAAGATTAAACCATATTTTTATAACATTGTCAAGCCCTGCCGCTCCACGCCTGCGGCAGGGTACTACCGACTCCCAGCGGACTAACAATCCGAAGGTACGCCGCAGCGCGTGTGTCGATTTATAAATAAATTCCGATTATGTCCTCAACAGAGGGGAGCGGTTTTTTTTTGCTTTGGCCATCGCCCTCGCTCTTGCCATCGCTCTCGCCCTTCGGTCCCTCGGAACGCTCCCGGATCACAGCGTCAATGTGGTACCGCCT